TTTTTCTTATTAAACTCTTTTAGAAGAACTGGATTAACAAGTTCCGAAATGGTCTCCTGTGCATCTTTTGCCCACAGCTCTATTCTTGCTTTAATAGCAGGCTTGAAAGTTCTTTCTTTTCTTTGCACCTCATCTTGAGAATTTTTTGGTCTGCCGGGCTCACCGGGAGAGACTTTCTCTTCTGGTTTAGGGGAGGTAGTAGACTTTTGATTTCTCATCTCTAAGGCGCTTTTTTCTCCCTTTGGTTTATTCTTTAAGTCTAAGCCTACTTGAGCAGGTGATGCTACCCCTGTTTGTAAGGCTATTTTCTCTAAAGAAAAATCTTTATCTACAGCATGGTAAGGGCTTACCTTTTCTGATAGGGTTCCCTTGCTTCTCTTTTTAGCTTCTTTGCTCATTCTGCTCTGCTCTACCTTAGGCTTGGCTTTAATCTGACGCTGAACGAATTCATCACTAATGATGTTTCTGTCTGCTAGGCCCACAAGCAGCTGCATCATTGAAGCTGGGTCATCTAAATGCATAAAGTCAAACTCAATCTGAGCTGGCTGTTTAAAGCCCATGGCATTTTGCACTAATTTAATTTGATGGTTCCAGAATTCAAGTAGAATTGACCTTACATAATTAAGTCTTTCCGTTAAGGTTTTGAGAGATATAAAATTATTTGTCGTACCGCTAGCTCCAAATGTCCCTGTAAGAGTAGGAGGTATTCCTAAGCAAGAATAGATAGACATCAGTGTGGGTCTATACTTTTCTTCTCCTAGGAAGCTTTGAACATCAGTACCTGTCTCTATTAGTTCAATGTCTGGCCCCCAAATTATATCCATTGTTCCTCCTCCTACATTTGACCCCAAGATACTACTAAGGGCACTTGCGGCATTCGCTGTGGGAGCAAGCTTGTGTTCTAGATTTCCAAGTTTCCAGACTCTAATTTTATTAACTGCCCCGTCTAGAGCAGCTTTATCTGCCAACTTAAGCTTCTCGTACAATACAAGATCATCAAAGCAAGCATAGGTCATTGGATCTGCCCATTCTTGCCAATCATCTTTTTTGTAGTGATAAACAAAGGTTTTATCTGGTGGAAGCAGGATTGATCTATTTGGTTTATCAATTACTGACCTTAGCTCTTCGGGAATACTCCTTAAGACTTCCAAGCTTTCCTTGGTATTGTCCCTCTTAAGCTGGTCTAAATATCTCTTTAGAGTATCTGGCAATCTTATCTTATATCTCTTTATTCCGGTAAGATTTGAGACAGGTCCTCCTACTACATCTATATTAAGTGGATCTAGGAATGTATATTGCCAAGGAATTTCTCCCTTTTTAAATTTTCCACTATAAAGAAGAGCTTGCATATCAACAGACCCAATAGACTTCTGCATCTCTAGCTTTTTCTTTGTATTGATCTTTGCGGTTTTCATTCTAATCGGAACGTTTGCCTCGCGGAACAGAAGGTTACAAAGCCTTTCCGAAACAAAAGGGCCCGAAGCTCTGCTAAACCAATCATTATAAAAATTCTCAATTCTTGGATTGTTGTGAACTAATCTAATACCTTGAGCTGCAAAATCTCCCATTAGATCTATGGCATTTCTAATTAGACCAATCTGTCGATAAGCTCTTCTTGCAAAAGCTATAATATCTTTACTCTTTGTGGGAATGATTTCCGATTCCCTGTAGTAGTCATAGTCGGATTGTCTAAGTCCGGGTTTTCCGCTCTGATAGGTAGTCCGTGAAGAAAAATCCCTACCTCTACTTCCAAGGGCTGTGTTGGCAAATTCTGGAACTGCGGCACTATACTGTTCTATTGCCGCGTCTCGTTCCGCTTTATTACTCCCCCAACTCACGTAAGCTGAATCTTTACTGTTTAAGGGAGTGTCACTTCGGGGATATGTTTTGTCTACCACGTTTAAGGCTCCAATAGGTATTAGGAATCAATCAATGACTATTAAGAATTACACCAATCTCAATTATTTTTATTTATAGCTCTGAAAACAGAAGGATCTAGATTTTGAGCCCACTCAGGACCTACATACATATTGTTGGAAGAAGCTCCTCTGCCACCTTCTCCCACTACCATTCCTATACTGTTATATGTAGGGGGAGGAAGCGTCCTTTGGATTGTTCTAGCTATCATATTGGCTATTACTAATGCGCTATAGCGATCCTTCCTTGTTCTGCCTTTTTTCCCAGTGCCAAGTTTGACCTCAGGAGTGTCCCATCTTTCTCGTCCTGCTGTAGTAGAGGACATGACTATTGTAGAAAGTTCATCCTTTAGCTCTTCTATCTCCATGACCGCATCTTCTAATGTATCATAGAGCCTTAAGGCATTAGAATCGCCTATCTTTTCTTTCATTTCGTTAAAAAATATCTTATCTTTTTCAGTCATCAGACTCAAGGTTAGGGTGTCAAATCTTGGGAACAATAGAACCTTGTCCTCTATATCTTTCCTAAGTCCGTGATTGGCTTGAGATGTCCACTTAGCGCTAGCAAAATTAACAAGTTCAAGCATGTGATCTCCGGCCATGTGATCTGTATCTTTCTTCTTGCTATCTTCTATTATCTCATAGATAGGACGCTCTCCAGCTCTAAGTTTATCTAAGTCCCTTAAGGATTCGGCTATAGTAAACCCTCCCCCTTGGGAGTCGATACCTAGTCGGACACAAGGGAACAGTCGCATCAAATCCCTTATCTTTCTGGCACAAAAGGAATAATAGTCATGAGCATCTGTAAGTCCTATTTTCTTTCTACCAGAAAAATCTTTCTTATTTGTAGTCCATACAAGAACAACTCTTTGATGTTCTGGTCTAATCTCTAGTACTACTATTGCAAAATTATCGTGCTCTGAAGCCGGGTCAACTCCTATAACATATCCAGTATCAGAGGAACCTTTTGTTGCTGCATCGAAAGGAGCAGGGCACCATTCTGGCCACCCGTGGCTACCTATAGCAGTATCATTTGCGACACAAGAATGTATTAGACTTCTTTTGAAAAACCCCTGACTATCTGCTGTGAAGCATGCTCCGTATTCCATTTGATATATACCATTGTGCATTGTAGCTCGCGATCTTGCAACTTGCTGATCATCCATGAAGCCTTCTGGAATTAACTCATATGGCATTCGGATTATTGAAAAGGATTTCCAGTCCAGCCTTTTCATATATTCAGGAGTGCCCTCTTCTGGTTCTCCATCGGCAGTTCTCATCTTAGAGATACCACGATTGATTATTGCAGATTTGTATTTCTTCCAGTAGTCCGCATATGGCTCAAAGTCATAGCCTGCAGTTCCTGCGATGATGGACTGGTTGGTTTTTCTACTTTTGTATCCCTCTTCTAAATTCTCATCCCACACCCCATCAGCCTGCATTTTTCTTCTTCTAGCTGCATCTTTTACATTTTGAGCTGGGTCACTAGAGACTGCTGTAAAACCAGCAACAACTGTCTCATAGATGTGAGTTGGTATAGAGTTAAATTCGTCTGCTATAATAGTATGAGCCCTTAGTCCTCTAATCTTGTTACCATCTCCAAGAGGAACTGCCATAGCCCACCCCTCATTGACTCTCATTGTACATCTATCTACATCTCGTCTTGGTCCGCTAGAGTCAGAACAAATGCTACGTAAGATGGGAGCATTTCTCCATATTGTATCCATATATTCAAAAATTACTTTAGACTGTCTAAAGGCAGCTCCTACAATCACTATCTTTGTTTCGGGAACAAGGATGCACTTCAATATGCAATATACTGCCAATAAAAAGGATTTTCCGAAACCACGAGATGCTATATACATTGGAAACGGCCTTTTCCAGAGTTCCCTAAGGATACAGGTCTGGACAGGAAGTAAGTCTATACCCATAAGGACTTGAACCGTCCAATGGAAATAAGCTGGATCTCTCATCTTTTTTATAATGTATAGGTGAAATTCGCTTTTTTCTTTATCTGATAAGTTAGACAATGGGCGAAGGGACTTCTTCATATCCTCTTCTGTTAGCTCTAACCAAGCATTCTCATAGGAATCTACATTAACCATTAAGTTCGTAAACCTTTCTCATTATATAAAATGCTGTTTCTTGAGCCCTCTGCTTATCTCCACAGGCTATTACGTGGATATCATTTTGTAGTCGAGCACTAGAGAGGACTCTCATTATGTACTTGCCCTTTATCCTTATGCTTGGCCACTTGTCTTTCGGAACAGAAGATCCTTCTGGATATCTTTCTATGTCTATCCAATTGAATTCTAGAATAAGGAAAGCATATGGAAAGGAAGCCATCCTGTCTAGTTCTTTTAGGAATCTCTTTTCTCCGCAATTGCCTGCTAATTCAGAGACGCTCTCCTTTCTCTCTATACATAAAAGGTGTTCCATGCCTTCTATTGCATAGTCTCCAACTTCGACCTTCGCCCTTGAGGTGCCCCCGCAGTAAGCGTTTTCCTCAAACCACCAGCCATGTCCCTCTTTTTCTCGCGTGTCCCTTGTGACTAGGAACTTATTATCATTCTTGCTCATCTTTATTTCTTTGGTTTATACGCTGAACAGCATCCCACTCTAATATTTTATAAAAGAATGCTTCATAAACCTCTTCGCTCCCTTGTATCATAGTGTGACATTTCTTACATAACGTTATTCCGTTAGTTGTATCGTACCTCATAGAAGGATGGCTAGACCACTTCTTAATATGATGAACTTGTAAGGTTTTCTTAGAACCACAACCCGGATATCTACATTTTGACTCATCTCTCTTTCTTACTTCTTTTCTAAAATTTGAGTAGGCAGGATCATCATAGCTTCTAGAGCTATTAGACCAACCTTTACGAACTCTCCTCCTTTTTTTTGCCATTGATATCACTCTCTACCATTTCTTGTACAAGTTGACTAAAAGAAACTTCTCTTTCCCAGCCAAGTTGAAGTTTTGCTTTTTCCGGGATACCTCTCAGATATTCGACTTCTGATGGTCTATAGAATTCCGGATCAATAACTATATAATCTTCGTAATTGTCGATATTAATAATTTTGAATGCTTCTCGTAAAAAATCTCTGACGCTGTGTGTGTCCCCTGTGGCTATCACATAGTCATCCGGCCTCACTTGCTTAAGCATCAACCACATGGCCCTGACGTAGTCTCTGGCGTGACCCCAGTCCCTGTAAGCGTCTATGTTCCCCAATCTTAGTTTCGGAAACGTAGAGGTCATTTTTACATCCGCAACCATGCGATCTGCTGGAAGACTTATATTCTCTTCTCCAATAATAAACCGAGAAGATTGAGGACTTATGGAATTGTCTTCTTCCCAGCCTATAAGATCAGCTATCCATTTAGTAATCTTACGGGTAACAAAGTTCTCTCCGCGCCTTTTGCTTTCATGGTTAAATAAAATACCACAAGAACAGTGGAGGCCAAATCCTTCTCTGTAGATCCTCACCAGATGGTGGGATGCTAGCTTTGCAGCACCATAGGGGCTTTGAGGCTCAAATGCCGTATCCTCATCTTGATAGGAGATTGGAGAATCGCCTGATTCTGTTCCTTCCTGAATAGTAACGTTCTTTCCGAACATCTCGCTAGTCGAGGCTTGATAGAACCTAGTATAAGGTGAGAAACGCCTAATAGCCTCTAGGAAATTTATTACGCCAATCGTATTAACTTGAACTGTGTAATTGGGCTGGTCGAAAGAAGTTTTAACATGAGATTGTGCAGCAAGATTATAAATCTCATCAGGCCTGTGCCTGTTTACCGCTGAGTATACCGATCCTGAATCAGCAATCTCGAATTCCTCTACTTTAAATAGAGGACAGTTTATATGTTTAATTCTATCTGTATTATCGGTACTAGACCTTCTCTTTAGGCCAATAACTTCGTACCCCTGCAGGATAAGGAGTTCTGCTAGGTAAGAACCGTCTTGTCCCGTAATCCCGGTTATGAGAGCTTTCATTAATCTATATCCTCATCTTTTACTGTGTCCGCATTAAGAAATGGCTGATCTACGCTACCGTCTTCATACGTGTGGTAATCGGACAGCTTCTCTATTGCTTTGATTGATGCTAACCTATTTACTTCCATACTTTGTTCTTCACGCTTCCTAAACTCTTCATCATCAAGTTGTTTTAACCAAGCTGAAAAGTTTGTTTTTGCATCCGCAGCATTACGCTTACGTTGTTCTCTCGTCCCCTTCAAGTCCTTAAGGAGTCGTTCCTTCTTCGTTAGTAGTTTTTCATGTTCATTAATATAAGCAGACTTACTAGCCATTGCAGCTCCTAGTTGCGTTTGGAAACTGGCGATTGCTTGAGTGTCTTGCATAGCCGGAGGTTTTCTAATTTCTTCGTCAATAAGGCTATTGAGTCGCCCCACATTCTGCACGACATCTTGACGATCCTCCATTCCTCTATTTATCAGAACCTCAGTCCTAATAACCTCAAGTATTTGCATTTCCTCTGTATGAGTTACATCTTCAGTAAATTGTCTAAAGTAATCAATCCATTGATGTTCAAAGAAAATGATTTCAGAATGACCAAACTGCTTCTGTAGCTCATGGAAGTAATATCTCTTCCTAAGGTTTACCAGTAGATGTTCTTCGTCTGTCAAATCCCGCGCTTTAAGATTTTCCTTATCGATGAACTTTCGTACAGGAGCCTCTGTCCTATTTAATTCTTCCGCTATTTCTGCGATGGAAAGCTCAAAGCAATTTTGTCTGATATAGTCAGTCTCTCCATTCGAGAGTTTACCACGTTTCTTTGTCAATGTCATTGTCCTCCATTATTTTATGTAGTTCTTCGAGCAGCTTAACTTGCCTTATCTTACCCAATTTTAAATTGTTTATAAATCTTATCCAGTCCTCTCTTAAGGATACTGGTAGCTCAATATCTATCAGGTCCATAAGCTCTTTTGCCATTAGAGTACTAGAAAGATTTTCTGTGTATTCTTTTTGTTCAAAATCTATAGCTACTGATTGCATCAGGTTCTTCTTAGAAGCGTTCCTACTTAACCACCCTTTATACAGACCACAGTCTTCTTGTCTCTCAAAAGCTTCACAGGGTCTCTTCTCTGATAATTTATTATAGAAGGGACATGAATCACAGGGCTTCTCAGGTCTAGAGTAGTTATTTCT